CTTGCGTAGATTCTACGCGCGTTCTAATTGTGATTGTGTTCATGGTGTTTATTGGTTAGTGTGAATTGTTACTCTTGTTTTATCTTCAATGCGTTTCCGCTCCTGTGCGCTCACAACCGGCTTATCGCCGTACTGCGCCAGCTTTTCCGCGCACTTCCTCCGCTCTGCGCGGATGTGTGCAATCCATTCGTTATACCTCATCGCCTGCTCCTCCATGTCCTCATCGCTTCGGCACGCAATGCGCGATAACCGGAAGCAATTCTGCGGTCGCTGTCGTCGTCGTCGAAGTCGTCGATCGCGCTGCTGTTGGTGGTGGTGAAGGTAAATGGCTTGCGGTAGATTTCCATCGTTACCGACCAATGGCCGTAGCCTGTCTTGCGGACCTGCGTATTAACGCGGCGGGAGTAGTTCAATTTGTTCATGGTGTTGTGTGTCTTAATCGGTTCACAAATATACTTCCGATTTCCACAATCGCAAACACCTATCCACAATTTAAGTGAATTATTTTTGCGGCTGAAAGCTAACTCATTGACAATCAGCGTTTTACGGATGAAAAAAAATTATGAATTTTTTTTGCGGATGGCAAACATCAGCAGCAGAAACATAACGACCCATGCCCACACGGGAATAAATCGCTCCCGTTTAACCGCATTCACCACCTGGCGAACGTACCTCACCACCGTGTCTTTGCACTCACCTTGAACAAACAGCCGCTCACCAGGCAGGCGCACAATCTTAACGCGCACCCTGTCCTGTTCAATGGTGATGGTATCGTGCATCCGCATCGAATCCCACCGCAGCAGCGTATCGGTAATGACTCGCTTTAGGTAAATCGAATCCCACACCTGCACCGTATCGGTCAGAATCCCGCAGCGCAGCAGCGCACGGTTGCATCGTTTCGGTGTCCAACATGAACACAACAGCAGAACAATAACTGCCAGCCCTGCGTATGCGATATGTGCGCCGCAGCCTTTATTCTTCACCATCGTCTTCTACCGTTGTAAATATATCTCCCCTGAACTCAATCAACAGGCTTTCCATCGCATCGAGCAAATTGTCGGAATAAAACCCGACCGCTACCGCCTGAGCAAAAAACGCCCTTACCACTTCATCAGCAAAGGCAGGGGGCTTGATAACCGCGCTTGCACCATGCCCGCCGTGGTTAATGGTAACAATCGCGCCGAGGTCAGAAAATGCGTCCATCTATTATTTCTTTGTTTTCTACCTGAAAAGTTCCATCCGCTTCCACAGTCACATAAGCAAAGCCGTGCTTCCACTTGGTGTACGCGAAGGGCCGATATTCCGGGGTCAGGGAACACAGGCAACCTGTTGACCACACGCCCACCTTATTCCCGTTCAAATCGCCCTCGCTGTGGTGTGAGGATTGGTGGTAATGCCCTACAAGAGTATTCGCCTTAGCCTTCAGGAAGTAGCCCCGCGCAGGGTTGACAGGAGAAAACACGCTTTCGCCCATCTCATGACCGTGCAGGATGTTCAGCTTCCCGGCCTTGATGATTTCCCTGTTTACCCGTTCAATTCCCAGCCGCTCAAATTGCAGCAGGCTTTCAAATTCCAAGGCCTTGAGGTTTCCAAATTGCGGCGCGTTCTTTAGAATGTAGTGGCGCATCCGCTCTTCGTGATTTCCCAACTTGTAAATAATTCGCGCCTGTGGGAACGCCTGCCTGAGCAGTTCCAGAAACTCGATACCCATCGCGATTTCATCCGTAATTATCGGGCGGTCTTGTTCTTTCATAAACCGCGAAATGTCATAACAATCGAGGATGTCACCGTTCAATAACACAACATCCGGCTGCCGCGCTTCGCCGTATCCGATTGCTGCTGTCAGGGATGGCAGGTCATGAAAGGGCAAGTGAATATCCGAAAGAATGAGTATTTCACAATCGGTCAGATGAATAGGTTGCGCTTTGCTTTCTTCGTAGGCTCGCAACTTTGCCAGCCCTTCAGCGATGGTAGATTTGTTTGGTGTGATTTGCATTTGCTGATATTTTTTTGGCTGCTCGCAACGCGCTCCGGTAATGTAGCGGATAAAATCGCGCCCCGTTTCCACGCTACCAAACTCACGGGGGTAATTACAATGTAGCCACCTCCCCGCCGTGCGCTTTGGCATTGGGTCAATTTCCGTCCGATGCTGAAGGTAAATTTCAAGCCTGCGTTGTGGTGTTCCGTTGTGCCGATTCATTTGGTAAATTTACCTTTGCTCAATAAATCTGGTAACTTTTTGTTACAAATCCGGGTATTGCTTCCCGCTTGCCAGCAGTTGCGCTGTGGTTTTCCCAAAGGTCTTTTCCAAGTGTGGAGGGTCTTGGAATTGCTTCCATCTGTAACCGCTTTTCCAGCCATAGCTTTCAAAGATGGAAATTACTGCTAACCAGTTCTTATCCACGGCCCATGATACTTGCCCATTTACAATCAGCACAAAATCTATGGCCAGCCCATAATTGTGGTAGCTATGGCCCCCGCGTTTGTGAGTTTTAATTGACCCCGGCTTTGTCCTACCTTCAGCGTAAATCGCGTCCTGTTCTGCTTTGGTGCGTAGAGTATGAGTGAAACGACACACCACACCCGCAGGCATTGCCGCGCATATGTCCGCGTAGATCTTAGTTGCTTCTTCGCGAAGTGATGGGTGGAGCAGCTTAATTCTTTCCAGCGTTATCTTGTCCATCATCAACAAAGCTACGTATTAATTTCTGAAGAAGATTGAAAATCCGTTTCCGCGCCGCTGCCAGCACCGCGCTAACCGCGTCAAACTCTTCCTTATGTTCCCGTGTGTACGCGTTGTGCGCATTGGAAATCGCGCTGTATCCTTCAGCCAATAAGAGGATAGTAAGGTAGCCATTAACCAGGGCGGATGCGTCCTTATCAATGGCCAATAAGACGATAAAACAAATAATTGCCGGAATCAGGGATGCAAATTTTTCCGTTAATCCATTCTTCAAAACCCGGCTGCGAATCTTGCTCGGGTCAATGCGTAGCCACATAATAACAGCCGTCAGGATGTCCAAGAACATTACCGCCGCCAATCCGTACACAAGCTTCAACTCTATTCCAGCCGCTGTGAGGTACACCGCAATAGGTGGCAGGGCAACATACGCCATAATTTTGCCCTCGGATGTCATGATTGAAGCACCTCCATCGCTTCTTTTACTGCGTCGTAGTAACTTACCGGAGGCTGGCCCCAATCGCACCGGGGGGAATTGTCAGCCGCATACGCGCCCAAGACCTGCTGAAGGTAGCTTTCTAAGCTGTCAAGTTTTTGGCTCTGTTTACCTGACGCGGTCAATTTCATGCGAAGGTAAATAAGGGTCGGCTGCTGACTGCTGCCCACGCCCACCATGTCGAGCCATTCGCCCGCTGAATATAGTGGCTTAGGCTGCTGCTTGTAAAGTTGGATCCAATGGTCATCTGCCCATTGCAATTTATCTTCTACCACATCGCAACACGGGTCAGGCTCGGGCTTAAATCCAGGTAGAACGGGGTAAAACCCCTCTTGTTCTGTTGCGCTGATTGCGCCTGTCTTATCTACGTAAATCATGCTGCTGATACTTTATAAAGGGTTACTGATTCCGAGTACATATACAAGTTAGCATTAGCCGCTGTGAATTGGCAAGTGATTTGCAAGGTTTTTGCCGAGGTTAAATCTTCAGCAGCCGTGCCGTGTCCATTCACCGCGTACATTGTTGCGTTGTTTGTAGCTGCCATTGTGCCGATTGGTTGCTGAACACCTGTTCCGACAACAAAACAACGCTGTGCATTTGTGGCTTCGACAAATAACCTTAATTCAAAACCGCCCACGCGCTCTGTGTTGTTTGTGGCAATCGCAGCAGGTGAGCCGCTGAGCATTGTTGTTGCACCCAATTTAACTCGAATAGTGGGCGTTTCAGAAACACCGCTGCCATTCTTGTACACACCTGCCAGAGATAGCACCAGAGTATCTCCCGCCGCGAGGTCAGTAGGCAAGGCATAGCTGAATATAGCTGTTTCGGTTGTGGTATTGACCGGGCCGGTCTGAGCGTTAGAATTATAAAGCGTAGTAACATCTCCACCGCCGCCTGAAGCAAGTGCCGCGATGGTGTCCACCGTTACCTTCTTCAGGTTATTGCTATCGGACGCGTCTGCAATCAGAACCAAGTCGCCTGTTGCGGCTGTTACGGTTGTCTTTCCGGTGATAGCCGTCTTATCTATTGTGGCCGCGAAAGAACCCGTTCCGCTGCCCGTTACATCTCCGGTCAGGGTAATCGTCTGGTCGCCTGTGTTCGTGCCTGAAGTGTTGCCTAAAACGGTCAGTTGTGCGTCGGTTACGTATCGCTTGTTGCTGCTATCGGAAATGTCTGCCGTGGTGGCATCTGCACCGGCTGTCACCAAACCCTTGGCATCGTATGTGATTTTGGTTTTAGTCGCGCCGACTATGGCTGCGTTTTCATCAACTTTCCCATCTAATGCGGTTTGAAGTCCGGTAATGTCAGCAATACCCGCATCCGCTCCCGCTGTTACAAGTCCTTTCGAATCGTAAGTAATTTTAGTTTTTGTAGCCCCGGTAATAGCGGTGTTTCCTGCCACGTATAGCGAATCAAAATAGGTTTTAGCCGTTGCCTTTAGGTTCGCCCACGTTAGGCGCTTCCAGATGGAAGAATCCGCGCTGTCCTGCAATAGAACCGCGTCTGCATCTACTGGAGTAGATTTGCTTTCGGTTGTGTCCACATCGTGCAGCTCACCTAACTCCCATCCGTTCATCACCTTAACATATAGCTTGCCATTGTTTGCGTGTGCGTACTCAACATATCCAATGATAACTATATGGTTCGGAGCTGTGGGTTTTACATTTGTGATTCGGCCCGCTGTGGTAGGTGATAAATACAGTATATCGCCATCGGCCCAAGTTTCGCCTTGTAATGAACCTGTTGTGTTGATGCTTTCAAGTTGACCAACGGTCATTATAAATCCCTCCTGATTGGCTGCAATGGTTTCAATTACCAGACCAAGAGTATCCGCGCTGTTGTTGTCATTATTGGCCTGAGCAAGTGCTATTGCTAATCTTTGACCTTGCGCACCACTCACCCTCACCGCTTGATATGCGGCCTTAGTGAGTGTGGTGTTTGGTGAAACCTTATTGACCACCCTTGCAACTAAATCCACGCCATTCTTCAGAATAACACTACCGCCCTTTAAAGTGGTTTCGCTGCTTCCAATAGTGTCGTTCCATCGCGTAGTTCCTACGGTTGCCGTCCCTGTTGGCGATGTATCTAAGTCAATTTGCCCGGCTTTGATGGCATATTCGCCGAGGTTCACATCGCCGCTTGCGCCGGAGTAAGGAACTTTGTTCGCGCTTAGAAAATCAAGTGCATTCTGGATCGGAGCAGTTACGCCGTTCAAGTACTGAAACTCTGTATTACTTACCGTGCCATTGGCGATTTTAGCCGCGTCTATGCCGGAGGGCAAATCACCCGCTGCGATGGTCAGCGTTCCAAATTCCAGCCCGTCAGCCGTGGATTTTACTTTGACGTATTTTCCCCCTGCCCCTGCGTATGATGCAGGAACATCGCCCAAATCAGTAAAATCAGCAGCCCCGCCACCGCTACCGCCCCAGTATTGCAGGGAGTTCCACGCCGCCGCCCCTGTGCCAACTTTGAATTTCCGGGTATCTGTTTCTAACCCGACTTCGCCCTCTGCTAAAACAGGGTTCGTTGCTGTCCATTGCGCAGCTGTCCCGCGCCTTAATTTTATAGTTATGTAATTGCTCATGAAACGCCTCCATCAATGGTAAGTGAGTAGGTGCTATTATAATAGCCACCGTCAATAATCTGAATATCCTGGTCAATGTTAGGGAACGCATAATCGTTTGAAGGAACAGAACAAAAATCCCTGTTTGCCGGTACACCTACCTCCATTCTAATCGTGTACCCTGCGACAACATCACCGTGTGCATCGTAAAAGGGCAGCGCATCGTCATTTACAGCGAAATTCACGCGGCTATCCCGGTATATGTATTGAAGTGAACTGATAATATCTTCCAGGATTTGCAGCGTATCTGATAGCACTTCCATTTGGTTTGTGCTGTCCTCGAATTGCCTGTCCATGACCGACATTACAAAGGAGTAGGTTTTCTCTTTGTCCGCCGTACTCATGTCAAACAGCATCGTTGTGGTGTCTGGTATGACAAACAACAAAGGATAATTGTCTTTGCCGCCGTCCGCAACGAGGTCATATTCCGGCCCAAACGCCACGGAGCGAATCATCTTGTGATTTTCACCTGCCCGCCTGATTGCTGCTATTATCTGGTTTAGCGTCATCTAAAAATTTCCTTAACTTTTCTTCGTTCTTCTTTCGCCACGTCCTACTTTTCAAAGTAGAAGCCGAGGTTTTGACCGAATTTATTGGGTTTGTCGATTGCATCGGGGTCAGGGTTTTGCCACTTTGGGTACTTTTCCGGGTAGGTACAAAGGTATTTGTTCATGCGCTCTATGAAGTGGTCACGTTTTTGAGCGTAACGCTGTTCGATTTTCCCCATTTCTTCCATGCTGATGCTCGTCATGTTTTCGCCATCGCGCTTCATGATGGACTTATTCATGAACTTGTACGTGAGTGGAAGGACTGCTTCGTAAAGCACGGAATACTTCAGCACCGGTTTGATGTAGTCGTTTAGAAGGGTTGTGTTGTCCGCGCTCAGGCTGCTTGGGAATTGCGAATAAATCTCGTTATAAAGGTCGCTGCCAATGGTGTCACGCAAAGTAACTTCCTGCGCTTCCTGAAGGCTCATCTGAATAAGTTTCGGGTCGAGGTTGTCTTGTATCGGCGTATTCTCTTTGATGTACACCGTGTCTATAAAGTACTTAAAACTCATCGTACTGTCCTCCTGTAAAGTTTACTTTCCCAAATGTGCCTGCATTGTGGCACGTGCGTGTTAGTGCCTTTGATGGTGCGCCATCCGCCGCGCCGCTGCCATACGTTGTAACCTAATTCGCGGCTCATTGCATCAATTTCTTCGCGGGTGTATAGCTTCTTCTGGTCTTCAATCATAAAGCGACAGAATTCACGCGATGTATCCAATAGCAAAGGCCCGCCCACATCGGGGTTTTTGCCGTACTTGTACAACACGAATATCTCAGTATCAAGGCCGCCGCTGTCTGAAATAGAACGCGCCCCGCTGTCCGTGATTTTGATTTCCGTATTTGTCCACTCAATCAGGCGGTTTGCCTGCATTACCTTCAGGATGTTAGCTGCTTCGGTAGTGGTCAGCCGTGCGCCCTTTGCAAGTTCTTCAAGGGTTGCCTTTGGGTTGTCGCGAATCACCGCCACAAGGCGAAGTTCAGGGTTGGTGAGTTCTGCGAAGGTTTCCGGCAGTTCTTCAAACTCAGCCGCGCTGCGTCCGTATTTGCGAAAAACCGCTTTATCCGCTTCGTCATTCCAGCCAAAAGGGTTTTGGGCAGACATGGCCACGGGCTGTTCTGTCTTTAGGCCCAGACTTTCGCGCACTTCATCTCGGGTCATAATGCCAGCCGCAAACAGCGCAACCGCATCTTCTCCGGCAGGTTCGGCAGCAATGGTGTACAATTCGCCTTCCTGACCTGTGGCGTTGAACATTGTGGTCAGCACTTTATCCATTTGGGTTCGTTTCGGCGCAACGTAGGCCCGGTCAAATACTTCGTAAGCCTGTTTCAGTTCGTTACGGCCCCCGAGTTCACCTGCCACGCGCACCCCGAACAACATCGGTGAAGTAACGCGGTGGGCGTAGAAGATATTGTCGCGCACGGTTTCGGAGAGTTGCAGATATTGCTTGTCAAAATCCCCGGGCATCAAGTCCACCACCTGAAGCGGGTCTTCGCCTTTCTGCATCCACGAAATCAGAACGCCGTTTGCGTTTTCTGTGCCTGTGGTGTTCGCCTTAAATTTGCGGTCAAATTCCGCTTTGATGTCTTCGGTCGGTTCGCCTTTGAATATCTGGATGATTTTCCCAAGGCTGAAGCCGTTGGAAATGTTGTTAAAGTGGAAATCGCTAATCTTCGTGTCGATTTCAATGTAAGTGCGGGCAGGATACCAATCCGGCAAAGGGTAAACGCCTTCGCCCGCCCTGTATTGTTTGAACCAAAGAACCTGAGTGCCGCCTGGCTTTTCAAGGTCAAACGCGGGAAATTCCAAACGCTCTTCGCGCTTGTCGTTCCAATCTTCAGAATACCAAACTTTAGAAGCGTCCTTGTTCACCCTGCACTTGTCAAACGGCAGATGATACCAATACAAAACACGCGTTCCCGGGGCGTTCCAGATGGCCTGAAAAGCAAACCCGCCGAAGTTCTCCAAATCCATCGCAGCCTTGTACTTAATGTCCTGCCACGATTCGTAAGGGTTCGCGTATTCAAGTGCTTTCTGTGCGCCTACTCTTTCGCCTACCGTACCTTCAACACGAACAGCCGTTTCCTTGCCCGCGATGAAATGCGCCTTTTGGGTTACAATCGCGTTGTGCAGGCTACTGCTGTTGTATAGGTCAAGAATGACGGCAGGGAAATTGTTTCGTTGCCCGTATTCGTACCACTCCTGCCCTCGTGCCTCTTTGAACTTAGGCGGGGGTGCGACGGCAAAATTTATGCGCTGAAATTCTACTTTCATTTTATCTTCAATATGCCCGTTTCTACGGACTGGTTAGCTAAAGTTGGATCTGTATTTACCGCGCTTGACTGGGCGTAAATGGTGTATTCGTATTCGCCCTTTTCCCATGCGCTGCTCTGCGCGGTTGCGATGTTGAACTGATTGTACCGGGTGGGGAAGCTGCTTAAATCAGTTACCAAAATGTTATACGTTATGTCGCGTTCTTCACGGTTGTTCAATGACAGCAGAAAGTAATAAGGCGGGTTTAACGTTACCTTTTCCGTTGCCGTCACGTATAGGGTACTCAGTTGCGTGGTGTCAATGATGAGCATTTCATATAATGGGGAAAGTTGCTTTTTGTCGTAACTTTGAATATGCGTTACCCGAAATCGTGGAATGAAGTAAATTTAGCGCAACTGCATGAACTTGACCTGCTTAGGCAGCGAACTGACCTCGACGCTGAGGAAATTATGAATCAGATTCTTTCGGTGTTGAGCAATCAGCACATCGAGGAAATCGAAAAGCAGCCGCACACCGAGCGCATCGCATCCTATCGCAAACTTACCTTCCTGAACGAATACCCGTCGAAGAAGCCAAAGCGCAGGCGGTTCAAGTTAGGCGGGAAATGGTATCGCATCGTAACGAACCCCGCTGAGGTTTCCGCTGGGGAATACGCCACGCTTCAGGTAGTGGCAGCGGATGGCAAGTTCATTCAGAATATGCCGCAGGTGATTGCCTGTTTGATGATAGAACAGGAGCGCAAGTGGTTCAGGTGGAAGGATGTACGGTATGATAAGTCACGCAGTGCGCAGGAATTTCAGCGTAAAGCAGCATTAGTCAGTCAGAAAATGCCTGTTGGGCAGGCGTATCCCTACGCGCTTTTTTTTTCGAATCTCTTACCAGAATTATTGAAAGTTTCCCTCACCTTTTTCCAGCAGCAGGAGAAGAAGTTGAGGAAGCAGGCAGCGACTGGTTAGGAATGTTTTATCGCATGGCAGGCAAGGACTTGACGAAAATGGATGCTGTCATGGCAATGCCTCTGATGGAGTTCTTCAATTACGCCGCTATGCTAAAGACGTTTGATAAAGAACGCGCCGACAGACTGAACAAGGCCAGCAAGTTGAGTTATGAGGCGTACATGAGCGCATTAATGGGTGAATTGATATGAAGATTAAGTACCAACGCCCGCCACTCGCACAGTATCAAATCGCTATCCTCGACAGCACGGCGCGCTATACCGTCACCGCCGCAAGCACGAAGGCAGGGAAAACCGCATCTCACATTGTGTGGCTGTTTGAAAAGGCGTTGCAAGGCAAAAAGGGGCAGTCCTTTTGGTGGGTCGCTCCCGTGTATGGGCAGGCTGAAATCGCGTTCAGGCGTTTCAAGCAGCAATGCTCAGAAAGGTTGTTTGATGCAAACGAAAGTAAATTAAGATTGACCTTGCCCACAGGGGCAATGATTGAATTTAAGAGCGCTGAAAAGCCTGACAACCTTTACGGGGATGATGTGTATGCAGCCGTCTTTGATGAGTTTACCCGCGCGCGAGAAGAAGCATGGTTTGCGCTTCGTTCCACGCTGACCAAAACCCGAGGGCAATGCAAACTTATCGGGAACGTGAAAGGGAAAAAGAATTGGGGCTACCGATTGGCAGAACGGGCAAGGCAGGGCGAAGATAATTACGAGTTCCACAAAATAACCGCTTGGGATGCGGTGGCCGCGGGCATCCTGGAACGTGAAGAAGTCGAGCAGGCAGAGCGTGACCTTCCCGCGCACGTCTTTAAAGAACTTTACCTTGCCGAACCTGCGGACGATGATAGCAACCCCTTCGGACTTGACCACATTCGGTCATGTATCGAACCTTTAGCGCAAGGCCCGGTTGAGTGGTACGGCATTGACCTTGCCAAAAGCAGGGATTGGACGGTGATAATTGGACTAAATCAGTCCAAAAAGGTAGCGTTCTTTGAGCGTTTCCGGCTGGACTGGAAGGCAACCCGAGACACCGTGCAGCGGATTGTGGGCAAAACCCCTGCCGTAATTGACAGCACGGGCGTAGGCGACCCGATAGTGGAAGATTTGCAAAGGGTATGCCCGCGCATTCAGGGCTTTAAGTACACGGCCATTTCCAAACAGCAAATTATCGAAGACCTCGCAGGCGCAATCCACGGGAGGGAAATAGTATTCCCGGACGGCCCGATAGTTGATGAACTGATGAACTTTGAATGGACACACACGCGCACGGGCATAAGCTACAATGCGCCTGAAGGGCTGCATGATGACTGCGTAAACGGGCTGGCACTTGCCCTGCATTGCAGTCGGGTAAATAAAAAGGGGCTATTCCTGCTGACATGAAAACACCTATTGAAATCCTCGCCTCCGAAACATGGCCGGAAATGGTCTGCAAAAAGTACAGCCCCGCGCATTGGAAGGACTTGCAGCAGGAATTGTTTTTACTTATTGCCACAGAGTTGAGCGATAAGGCAGCACGGGCGCATGAGGCAGGGTATTTCGAGTTTTTTTACATCCGGTGCGCCGCGAACCTTTGCAAGCCAAATGACCGGATAGCTAAGTTAAACATAGGAACAGACAGCATTGAGGGTTGGGATGTTGCAGAGGATGAAGATGAATTTAGGGAACGCAAAGAGGCTGATGTGCAGGAAAAGTTGGATGCGATAGCAACGGTACAAAGCCGTGAGCCGTGGTATGAATCAAAGATGATGGAACTTTACCTATCGGGAATGAGCATGAGGAAAATACACCGCGTTACAGGAATTGCCCTGAATGAGGTTTCCAGGGTAATTAATGACTTTCGCGCGAAGTGTCGGAAGGAATATCTATAAAGCAAAAAGGCCACCCCGAAGGATGGCCAATTCACACCATAACACAAAACGATTACGAAGTTACGATATTCCGAGCGAAGTCAATACACCGCTCTGAACAATTTGTGGAGGTTCTTTTTCCGCGTGGGTGAAAGTCAGGTCGTAGCCGGTCATGTCACCAAGTGCAACACCAGTCATAAATGAACCTGCGGTCATGTCCATGCCACGCGCAAGACCCATCGCCCAGTACTGGTCAGCATTGGTTTTCACGATGGCCACCAGACGGGCAACGCTCAACAGCTTCACTTCATTACGCTTCGCGGTGGACAGCTTGCGCAGCTTGATGTTCAGTTCTGCAGAATTGAAAACCGTGCCATTCTCCACGCTGGGTGTAATGGTGTTGGTGAAGCTTGCGGTGTCTTTAGGCAGTTCGTATTTAAAGAACGATTTGCCG